GCACTCCGCCATACTTTTCATAATAACCCTCAAGCTGAACAATCTCAGCCTGGGTAAGATTAAAGTAGAAAGGCTCGGTTACAGTTTCGCCATCAAAATTTGTGTAGGTAATGTTCTTTACTAGCATAGTAGTAAGCTCCTTTCAGTTTTTGAGTAGTTAATTAGGCTGCGAGAAGAGTAAGGATTTCATTCGGAGTCGGAAGAGTCGGTTCAGTAGCTTCCTGAGCTGCAATACCATGCTCGGCATCCGCCTCAACAGCATCCTTGCCATAGAGGAGATCCTCGAGAGCCGTCAGCTTAGCCTTGTCCTCTGTAGTTGTGAAGTCACGGCTGTCAATAGTAATTTTAGATACCGGCTTGTGACCAGCTACAGGAACCGGAGTAGCAGAGCAGCTAAAGCTGAGCTCGTTTCCGGCAGGTGTGGCATTCACAGTCTCATAGTTCTGCTGAGAAGGAGCAGCCAGAGAATTGTAAATGATATGAATCTTGTAGGCATCATCAGATTCAGAAGCGGTTTCATTAACCAGAAGAGTACGGCAGGTGAAACCAAAAGCCTTACGAGCCTGTTGACCAAGATACACGCCACGAACAGGCTTCTTATATCCAAGACAGTCGTTCCACTCGTCCGGATAGGTATAAGAGTTGATGTTGTACTTATAGTTCTCAGCCGACATGATGGAAGCATATTTAATGTTGTCGGCATAAAAGTCTTCAGGTTCGCCGCCTTCAGGGTTCTCTTCAAAACCACGAAGACCATTGAAAGCAGCACCTGCGGCATAGGTACCATCGGAGTTCATTGTATACACGACGCCATGATCGGTACCTGTTTCCATCCAATGCTCGCCAATCTGATCCCAAACAATACGAGACATAGTTTTCCTCCTAACAGTAGATTGTGTAAATGTAATGATATAGATTGTCAGCTGTGTAAGTACGATCCATATCGCAAAGTGGTAGTTTTACAAGTTCTTCTCTTAACTCTATGTCAGGGTCTCTACTAATCAGCATAATCTGATACTTTCGCTTCATCATATAAGTTCCATTATCAGCATATACCTTGTGATAATCCTGAAAAGAGTAGATAATAGAGGGGTAGGTCATTTGATAGGAAGCTGGGGATTGATAGAAGACATGTTTTCTTTCGTCGGTGGTATAAAGACTGATCATGTCAGTTAGAATTTCACTAAGCTGCGCTCGGTCCATTCCAAACACCTCCAAGTGTAAGAATCAGACGAGGACGATCAATCTCTAGATCAGTAACTTTCCATTTAGCGCCCATCCATTCAGCATACTTAATAGCATAAGAATGCTCATACGCATATGGATCGGCTATGATGCTGATTTTATTACTAACATTAAGGTTGTCATTAACCCCTTCGCCTTTCTCCCATCGACGATTATTCTTCAAGACATCTCCATAGTAGGACCGCTCTACGATTGTGTCCTCTATAATATCTAGACCTGTCTCCTCTGGTATCGCATACCCAACTTTTCCAAAGTATCTCATGACTTACCCCTTCCATTTTGATTTTATTAGGACTTCACATAGTAGGTCCTGTAGACATCATGATCCTCGCTATCCTTGCCGACTACAACAGGTGTAACGTCCTTAGCCTTAACATACAGATCGCCTTCCTTGACGTACCATCCGCTTGCCTTCGGAGTAGAAGCAGCAGTGACAGTAGCCGCAGTATAAGTAGCATCAGAACCGCCAAGAATCAGAGTGATCGCAGAGAACGGAACGGTTGGCATACCAGAGCAACGGGTTTCGATCAGATACTTCTCCTGGTTGTAGTCAATGTCGAAGTCTTCGAACATATTAATCGCGCCGCCCTTGTCAGCACCAACGGCATAGTCATGGAGATCCAGAGCAACACCCATCAGAGTCTGGTTAGTTCCATATGTGAAGTTCTTCATCAGCGGGCACTTCACAATCTTGTCCACCTGCATCTTGTTAGCAAGATCAGTCAGGCCACTATACAGAGGACGACCAAATCCATCTTCAAGCAGGAGAGCTTCAGTAATCCATTTCTGAGGCATGAACAGAGTCATATTACCAGAACCTTCATAATTCTCCATAGCACGAATGAAGGTGGTGATCATGTTCTTTGTGGTTGCTTGATCGTCGACACCAGCAGTAACATGAGCCTTGATATTGAACAGATCATCATCATAGATGACAGGAGTGATGTGATCCCACATGATATGGTCTTCATCAGTTACGAGACGACCATCACCAATCAGAATAGCACGGGCGATTTCCTCATCCAGCATCAGCCGCATCTCACCCTTGATCCAGCCGACATAAGCGAAGTCGACGATGTCGATGATGTCATCGCGGTCCGCTTTCTGCTTCTTGTAAATGGTCTGAGGAGTGATGGACCTACGGAGCAGGCTGAATACTTCTTCCTTCTTCCGATTGCCCTTCAGATAACCTTTAGCCCTCGCCTCATCCATGGTGATGTTCAGACCCTCTTCTACAGCATGTTTGAGAGTGCCATACCTCTTGGCATCCTTGAAGAAAGCCTTAAGCTCTTCAGGAGAGAGGATCTTCTCATTGGGTTCTTCATTGTCAAACAGGTTGTGTTTCATTTCTTTATTTCCTCCATCATCGTAATCGGCTTCGCCTTCCTTATCCTGAAGAGCCATACCTATCATAAATTGGACAACTTTTTTCTGTTCATCAGTCATCTCGTCATAGACATCTTTGACTGTACGTTCCTTATTATCAGCCACTTTAGATTCCTCCTTTGGAGTTTCTTCTTTTTCTTCTTTTGGTAATTCCGAATGATAAAGCTCAATTTCACAATCATCCGGATTGTAGATAGTTGCTTCAAATTCTTCATTCTGATCAGCAGAATGAGCCAGTGGTACATCAATAAATGCACCTGGATTAGCCCCGGCAAGAACCAGGCTTACTTCTCTAATAGTTCCATGCATGACATCTTTCTGAGGAGTCTCTTTTAGTCTGTCTGCAAAGATAGAGAAGTATTTAAGGTCTCCATGCATAACGCACTCTTTGGCATACTCACCCATTGCAGTATGATTGCAAGAGGCAAATCCATAGACACCATCGTCTCGATTTTCCAGAGTTACATTACCAATGACCCTGTCAAGCTGATCATGAACATGGCTATATACCATAGGAAGCACTGCACCATCTTGTGCTTCGAAGGCTCCATGGCGAATAGTGCGACCATCAGCGCATTTAACGTTAAACCTGGTCACGTATCCGCTAAAATCATACTTATCAGGTTTCATTTTGAATTTCCTCGTCTTCCGTCAACATTTCAGAATCTTCGCCTTCCTGGCTCTGTTGTTCGTTATACTGGTTAATGTTCTTGTTCCAAAGTTCGTCAGCTTTAGGGTCCTCGCTTGGTTTATATCCGAGTCTAGAGCGTCCTTCATTGGAAGAGATAATTGCACCAGCATTGAGATTACTGAGAACCTGAGCAAGATCTTTAAGTGTAATAAACTTAAAGCGATCTTTAATGAAGATGATCTTCTGACCCTGCGTTCTAGCAGTCTTGGTTATACAAACTCGATCGAATTCCTGTGCGAACACAGTAAGAATTGGGTCGATCACGTTGTTAAAATAATTGAGCATAGTTTGCTCATTGGCAGCTCCGCTGAAAATGTCAGCTGTAATTCCCATTTGAGAATAGAGCTCCGTAGTAAGGAACTCCACTTGCTTCATTAGATTGTTCTCAAGAGGACGATTAAGCTGAGTAACATGCTCAGTCTGATCAATGTAAGCAAAGCCATACTTGGAATTAGTGAGCTGATCTTCAATTTCTTTTCTTCTCTTCTTAGCCCACTCTTCTTTTCCAGGATGGCTTAAGCTATATGGGACACTAATAAGCATGTCCAATTTTCCTGATCCAGATTGCTCATCTATTGCGTCCAGCAGATTCAGTTTTCGAATCAGCCGCTGCAGAGTTGAGTTTGGAGAATTCATGATTTCATAAAACGGATTTGTCACAATAACAGTTGACTTCTTAAGGACTGTAACTGTTTCTTTTCGTCCGGTTTTCTCGTTATAAACTTCAACCTTGACAGTCTTTGGTGCCCACTCCAGGATTCTTCCAGTTCTCATTGTCAGAATGTTGAATGATGAGTTGGTGGCAGGGTCTATATTAGTATCAATTGGAACACATGCCACCGTTCCTTCATCAAGCATTGACCAAACAGCATCCGCCAGGAAGTCTCTTGCGGATTGGTCTATGTTTGCTTCAACTGAAAATATGTTTTGGAGACCGGATGGAATCTTCTCTAGAAAGTTTCCATTCTCGTTGACTCTTGCATGCACCAATCCTATTTGAGCAGCATCATTGGCTATTCGAGTTTTTATTGAGTTTATTATTGACCTCTCATTGCCTCGATATAAATGGGTTCGAGAGTAATTGTACGAGTATGAACTTCCATAGTTCGTCGGATCTCGATTGTTTGCCCGAAAGGCATTCCAAGCATGCTGGAGCCTTTCTGTAAAAGTAGGCAATAAAGCTCACCTCTTCATTTAAATATCAGATATATGGGTTTGATGAAGCACTTGCATATTAATAATCGCGGCTGCAGCTATACCAGTGCCTATCTACCTCTTACTAATCAATTATGCCATTCTTAATAAGAATTTCTGTCGCTTCCGTAAGCATTGCTTTTTCGTCTGAACCCGGTGGTGCACCAATAATACGAACCAAATTAATGGTCTTAACAGCATCTACAACATCGAAATATGCTTTTTCGTATGCTTCATTAAATTTATCAACATCATCGATGTTAACATTGTTCCAATGATTATTGAACTTAGCTATTCCACCATTGTTCAGAACATCAGCAGTTCTATTATGTATATCGATATATCTTTCACGTGCTGCTTTTTGCCATCCTTTAGAAGCTCTTTCAAGTTGTTTAGGATCGCTATAATCAGCATTTTTAGATTCAGATCCATATCCATATTTAGCTTTGCCAGCTTCAGTAAGACTGCCATCTTCATTTTGATAGCGTCTTACGCCCCATTTCATACCTAGAATACCAAAATGCTCCAAATAAGGAGTCACTGGCATTGAACCTACATAATATGTCATACAAATGACTCCCTATAAATTAAATTTTCCAAGGTTTTTTCTCAGTAACTCAGCAGTATAGTCCTCGATGCTTTGATTAGAACCTGTTTTCATATTGTTGTAAGCAACTGCAACTGGAATTGCCACTGCAGCTGCGGCTACAGCAAATTTAGCACCCCGTTTGATAGCTTTAGCAGTATCTCGAGCTCCTCTTTCAGCTTTTGCTCGTCTAGTAGCGGCCTCATAATCAGCATTAGCTACATGCCTATCAAAGGCTTCTTTGTAATCCTTATTAGCCTGGCATCAACATATCGCTTAGCATCTTTGCGTGCTTCACGATCTATTTGTTTGTAATATCTAGCTTTACCAGCTTCAGTAAGTGTTCCGTCAGAGTTTTGATACCTTCGTTGACCCCATTTCATTCCCAATATACCAAAATGCTCCAAATATGGAGTCACTGGCATTGTTCCTATATAATACATTTTTAATATCTTCCTATAGCGCGATTGTAGAGTTCAGAAACCGCCATATCTTGTGCAGTACCCATAATACTACCAATAAACATAGAAACGACATCGGATGGTTCCCAATTTGATGGCATGCCTTTCTGCATGTATTTTGGGATTGCGTTCCTAGCTATGTTAACAATAGCATAACCGGTGGCTCTTCTTGCAATGTTAAAAGATCTCTCATTGTCAATATATCGACTAATAGTATTCTTTTTCTTGACTTCTCCAGTTAGCCTTTTTTCATAAAAATCTATGTCTTTATCAAGTCTGGCTTTCTGTCTTTTGTCCATAAATCGCATTCGATTTTTGTCGGTTTTTATCTTCTTTAGATTTTCCAAAGTCTTTCTTTCAAAACCCGATGCGACTTTATACCTTGTTTTTCCAGCAGAAGTAAGACTACCATCTTCATTTTGATAGCGTCTTACGCCCCATTTCATTCCTAGAATACCAAAATGCTCCAAATAAGGAGTCACTGGCATTGAACCTACATAATATGTCATACAAATGACTCCCTAAACAGTTTGAATACAACATAGGCATCAAGCATCGCAGAAACACTATCAATCTTTTGATCGTATCTAATACAGTTGCCCATAGCAAACACCATAAGCTCCTGGTCAAATAGCAGCTTGCGATCCTCTGCCAGTTTCTTAAGTTCTCCTAGAGGGACCGATTCAGTCTTAGAACCCTGACGGACCTTCTCAATCTGGAAAGAGCCATGTTCCATAATCCATCTTTCAATGAAGTCTTTGGCATTATAGACATCATACCCAACGCTCTCGATGATGTACTCATTGTCATGAATGTACTCATCAAGGTCATCATACACTTCCATCATATTTAATACCGATCCATCCAGGACCATTAAACTACCCTCTTTAATGAATTCATCATACTTCTCTCTAAGAGAAGGTTGAAGTTTCATAAGAGTATTAGATGAAATGTAAGCTCTTGTCTTAATGCCAAACTGTCCATATGGTAATGGGAACATAAAAGTAAAAGCGCAGAAGTCATCGCCTCTTGAGAGGTCAATGCCCATACTGCACTGCATCTTCCAGTAGTCCCTGGGTCTATGCGGAAGAGTTTCCTCATAGGTAAAGAAGTATGTATAGCCCTCCATAGGAATGCCAAATCTTTTTGCAATGATGTCATTCCTTGCTGCGGGGGCTTTTTCAGATCGCTCTTTGTCCAGTGCATATGTTTCATACGTTACTGTTTTTCCAAGGTTTGGATTGGCTTTAACCCACATGGATTCGTCATCAACTTCTTTAATGTCGTCCAGACGATACCACCAGATAGACACATGCGGGTTATAGTATTCTCCTCTTAGAATGCTCATAAGTTCCATTTTGATTGTATCA